GGCATTGTTGCCGTGAGTTGTCTAACGTTCGCTGGTTAAGGCTTACGTTATTGGTTAAATTACTAAGGATTTAAGATGAAAACACCTTTGGTGAAGACATCGGCGAGAACTAGCTATGCTTTGCATAGGTTCAGACCAACCCAAACCGACAAGTTCCCCTTTCGGGCGCTTGAGGTCTTAGTGCAGCATGAAACATGCTTTATGAGTAAGTCTGTTCGAAATCGCGTGATTGGCATGTGCCGAAATCGCGATAAGACAGTGGTCCCTTTGGTTAAAGATCTCTCGGAAACGTATCGAGAGGCCTTGACTTTAAAATCACAGACTGAAGCATTTGGAAATGCATACCAGATCGGTGAACTTTTAACGAAGTTTCCTTTTACTGGAGATCAACAAAAATGTCGCTCTGCCGCGGTTGTTCGCTTTAATCAGGCTGAAGGTTGGTGTAAACGCACAAATATGCGTTTTGCCCAATACAAGTCTAGTTATAGAAGTGAATCGAAGCGCAACTCTGTTGCGCCTACAGCCGTCATGATGGAAGCTAGAAAGATATGTCACCAAATTTTGGGTGACGTCGATTTGGACTCTATTTTGAGAATGTCAAAACATGGATCTGGGGTAAGTCATAACCCAGGCTCGGACCGAAGTGCACAAGAAACAACTGCGTACTTCAAGATGGCGGACACTATTACGTGTTCCCCAGCGAGTCATGCTTTGGTTAGTCGGTGGATAGCTGGTAATGAGCAAATCATGGAATTAACACGACAAGAATGCGAAAGCGTTCCTGGAGTGGGTGATACCAACAATTGCTCCGTTGTTAATCATGCCGCATTACTGCGTAAGATTAAGATCGTATCAGCTAATCGCGTCACCTTCGTTCCAAAAAATTCCAAAACCGATCGGGCAATAGCTATCGAACCTTCAGGTTCTTTAGCTATCCAGACCGGGGTTGGAAGTTACTTAAAAACGCGTCTTCGCAAGTGGGGTGTTGACCTCACAAGCCAAGGCAAAAACCAAAACTTTGCTAAGTTAGGTAGTATGGGGATCGACACAGGTGCCGGTCCCCTAGCTACTATTGACTTAGCCATGGCGTCGGATACTGTGTCGACGTCAGTAGTTGAGGCTTTGTTACCACGCGAGTGGTTTTCCTTACTAGATAGCTTACGTTCGAAGAACGGTTTGCTAGAAGGTAAGGAGTTTAAGTATCATAAATTCTCATCTATGGGATGTGGTTTCACATTTGAGCTAGAGTCATTGCTGTTCTTTTGCATAACTTTGGCTACCATGCGTGTTGAAGGCTTTAACCGGCCTAGACACAACGATGTGATTGCAGTTTATGGTGATGACTTGGTTATGCCGAGTTTTTACTCTAAAGCTGTGATTAAGTCACTTCGATTCTTTGGGTTTAGGGTGAATTCTGAAAAGAGTTTTACCTCTGGTCCATTTCGTGAATCATGTGGCAAGGATTTTTACCTTGGAAAAGACGTTAGACCTTTCTACATAAAAAGGTCCTTAGTGAGCCCTGTAGATGCATACTTCATATACAATTCATGTATGAAGCAGTATATAACTACGGGCTCAACGGTTCTTGGCGACGTTATGAAGTTAACCTGGAAACAGGTTGACCCTTACATGGCCCATGTTGTACCTATAGCGATACCTTCAAGCAGTCACGAAATCCGAGATTACAAAGAGGAAAAAACGCGATGGGGCGACATGGAATGTGGCATAATGTTACCGAGATCACTTGCTGTTCAGTTCGATCCGTCACTGCTAAAATGTTTACCATTTTATTCCCGCAAGGGGCGTGATGATCAACCGCACTATCAAGGATGCACATTGTACAGTCGATTAGTTAGGAAAACTAAAAAACATACGTACAACGAACCGTTGGTCGATGAGTATAGATATCTTCTATTCCTGTCGGGCCATGAAAATGGCAACATCAGTCTGAGAGAGTCATATACTTTTAGAACTGCGAAGGTTCCCACAACATCTTGGGATTCTATTCCTAAGACTTCACCTATCACGCAATCGGATGCCGTAAACTACGTTTACGATACTCTTTTTGGTGGTTGACCTTGGAGAATGGCGGTTTGGGGTTTTGTCAAAATAACCCCTGTAAATCCCGTCACGTTCCCAGCCTAACATAGGTTGAAAAGCGG